GGAGTACGCTCCCACAATCGTCTCATCTGGCTTGACAGTTGTACCGTCTCCACGCTTGAGCACCTTCTTTTCGGCACGAGTACGTTCGCGTGAAGCAGTCTTTATTGATTCAATTTTGGGAGTGGCACTGTCAGAGCCCATAAGCTGCATGGACGGCTTGAGAACGTCTCCATCGCGTGACAGAACAAAGTGGTGGGCAATCACATCGGGAGGCGTGACGTTGTCAGTTAAGTGTATAAATCCGAAATCGTCACCGACTGGCGGGGTTCCAGGTGCCACTGGAGCAGGGTTCTCGGATGGAGTGGGAGAAGCTGGAGCTGGAGCTGGAGCTGGAGCTGGAGCTGGAGCTGGAGCTGGAGCTGGAGCTGGAGCTGCCTCTGACGGTTTCGGAACATCTTTATGGAAGTTCTTGGCAATCTTGATGGCTTCATCGTAGGGCAGAGAATACTCTCCAGCGGGACCATGCACGGTCTCAAAGTGGTTCTGGTTATCGTTGTAGAGGACGTATACTGGTTCCCCCGCCTTTCCTTCCAGAACACTTGCCTCCTTCTGTCCCGGGAGTTTCTCGTCGGTCTTCAGAATACCTGCCTGCGTCGCCCCCGAAGTCTTAGCCACAATCAAAAAGTTGAGACCATGCTGCTTGGCGAACTTCTCAAGCTCGGGTGTCTCAAGGTATGTCTGATTCGCAGCAATACGCTTGGCTTCTTCGTCTGTAAGTCCCTCGGTCTTGGAAAAAAGACCATCGCGTCGGAAGTTGGATGCGATCGCGTTTCGCACCCCCAGAGGCTGCTTACGGAAGGTCGGGCTGATCGCAGCAAGCATTGAATGAATGAGGCAGTCAAAGTCCGTAGAGGGCACATTTACGCGGGACCATCCCGTAAGTTCAGGAGGAAACTCTAGTTTAGCTACATCAGTCATAGTATCGGCAGGCTGAGTATCCAGACCTGGCTGGCTGGTTACGGCCTTCTCGATCTCGGCAGCACCCGACGCTGCAGCTACATCTGGTTTCGGTTTCAATGCTACCGTCTCTTTTGCCTTCGCAGCACGAGCCTTCAAGTTCTCGATTCCCATAGCACCTGTAGCAGGGAGAGCCTTAGATATATCGGAATCAGAGTTTCGACGTGAAGCCACAGCTTTCTTAGCACGTTTTGCTCGAATACCAAGATTCTGAGAAGCAGCAGCCGCAGTTAGAGATATTTTGGCACCGCCTTCACTCATTATACTTGGGTAAGAAATGAGGTCGGTGGCGTTTTCGGTAATTCGCAATGTGGAGTTTGGCACCGCAGTAGTATGCCCTGTAGCACTCTACTGCATCTCCCGCCTCCTTGAACTCTGGGGGCATGGCACATCGCGGCGGTGTCATTCCTTTGGACGCCAGACCAGAAGGGTAGACTGCTGCCAGCCAGTCAAGGTGCTTCTCGCAGGCGTGGATGCGATCGGAACCGTAGCGGTATGCATACTCCGCGAGGAGTTCCCGAGTCAGCTGAATGAGCCACCGATAATTATCGAGTGATTCGCACAGCCAAATTTCAGAGGGGTGTTTGCGGTGAGTGGGTTTGTATCCGCCCCCTGGGGCACAGTCAATGTAAGGCGGAGGAGCGGGGTCGGAATGGATCCAGTGGCAGGTGTAGAGCAGTTGACAAGATTCCACAATCATCTTGACAACATGTTTATCACAGTGATACTTGGCACATTTGCGGGGATTCCAATGGAGGAAGAAGATGTTCATTTTAGGATGATCTTAAGCTGTCTTGCTCTCTGTTGAATTCGTTTTGGTGGGAATGGGTGCCGGGGCAGGTGCAGGTGCAGGTGCAGGTGCCGGGGCAGGTGCAGGTGTGACAATCTCGGTGAAACGAGTCTCAGACTTGTCTTTGGGGAGACCACGATAGACCATATCAAGCTTCAGTTTTAGTAAGTCAGTACGACGCGATGGCATTCCGATTATTACATATCAATACGATTTCGCACTGCGTTGTGGAACGAGTTTTCCTTGAACGGAATGTCTTTGCGTGTCGCTTCGGCTTCAATAATGTATTTGGTTGACGTATACTGCGTGGACAGAAAGAAGATAAACACCCCTGCGACGAGAAGGAAGATGAGGACGTTGAACCACCAAGATCCGTGGAGATTCTGGATGTTTTTGGATTGGAGAAGATTATTTTGAACGCGAAGAAGCGTGCTATCGTCAACGAGACGCATAATTGTTTTTCCGCTATACATAATGATCGCCGCTTTAACCGCTGGATCCGCAGTCTGCTGTTTCGGTGTAGCGTATGCCAGCCATATGATGCTCCCAGTGAAACCCGTAACCCCCGCGGAAATTCTTAAAAACCAGTCGACATTGAATACCGTAAACTTACTCACATTCAATGAACTGAAAGATCGCCCTCTTCAGGAACTCATCAATGCATACACGTCCGGACGTGCAAATCTCCAGGACGTCATGATGGTCACCGCCGAGCGTTCCACTCTGAACCAATCCTACGTCGCCATCGCCAAAAAGATTCCGACGCTCCCCGCCGAGTCAACAGAACGGGGACAGTACGAGTTTCTCAAAAAGGCGGCAGACGACCATTTCACCGGATTTATTCCTCCTCCAGCTCCGCCCACGGCTCCGACTCCTCCGCCCACGGCTCCGACTCCTCCGCCAGCGGCTACGCCTCCGACTCCCCAGACCCCGCTTTTGCCAGCGGCATCGAGTCGCGAGCTGTCGTTTTCTCCTGTTCACGCACGCACTCCAGCAAGACAGACACCCAGGGGTGGACGTCACCGACGATCTTCAGTCTCCGAATAGACCCCGGATTCGCCACAATCGCACGCACAATCTCTAGTTGCTCTAGATGCGTAGGATTGCGAATATCCACTTCCAACTGCCCATACAGAAGCGAAGACAGGGCATCCCCAATTTCCATATTATACTTATGCTACACTCGTCAGGCTCTGCGTATACGGGTTCGAACGGAAAGCGTCCAGGATGCCCGGATCCATATTCCTGATCTGCTGATCCTGAGGCAGGGGCTCGTTGAAGCGGTATGTTCCCTGCTGCTGCACCGATGCACCCGTTGTCACAACGTTGGCAGGATCCACGAACTGACGGATATTGATCATCATGTCCTCGTCCTTGTTGACTTTCACCGCACCCATCTGTCCTTCGCCCATATTCACCTGGATGTTTCCAGGGGGCGTGTAGTTTGTCATCGTTGACATTTCGCGACCAGGGTTTGTGTAGGCTACGAGGTACTGATCTGTGAGGTACGTTCCCTCGTTCGCCGCACCCGCACCTCCACCAGGTCCCTGCCACTCGCCCACCGTCAGCTTCATGAACTCCTCGAACGGCTCAGTGAATGCCCGTATGTAATTGGCAAACGTGAACGCCGCACCGCCCGTTCCGTAATACTCGATGTTCGTGCTCTCACGCTGCTGTTCTTTCAACATCTGCTGGGGGAAGGAGGCGGGTGCTACCTGGGCACCGGCAGTCGTGTTCAGGTACAGCAGCTGCCCCTTGTCATCGGATAGTACCTGGAATGTATCGGGACGATTCTTGTTCACAGGAGCCTGGAGACCAGGCTGGGTCACAAAGTGAGATCCAGGGATCACGGGCGAGTCATACGAAAGCTTTGGCTTGTTCGCCGTACGCCTCTCATCGGTTGTACGCGGCTTGGCGAACTCCTGAGTAGCATTGAACTGCTGGTACCCTCCAGAACCGAGATTATTGTATCCATCATTGATTCCCGGTGCGACACGGACTTGCTCGATCGGCGATACGTTGTTCATGTTCATTCCAGCAACCATACGAGATTGGTAGAAATCAGACTCGTTCTGGTTACCGAACGGTAACCCTTGTCCAGGAACCACGTCGTAGAATGACGAGACTTCACGCTTCTGAAAATAGTCCGAACCGGTTCCGGCATACGAGTCTAGAATAGAAGAGTTTGCCGCCGCCCGTGTGTTCTGAGTCACCCTGGCACCAAAGAATGGCACCATGTTGTTGTGCCCCTTGTTGTCCTGGGAGTACGCCACACTGTCATTCTGGGCAATCGCAGAATTCTGCGAGCTGTTGATATCCGTGAACCCCTCCCGTATAACCAGGGGGGATTCCTCCTTGTATTGGGTAGCTAGGATATAGCCTAGCAATCCGACACCAGTAAAAAGGGCAACTTCAATCATGGTGCTATTACTTATTGGGGTAGTGAAAATTCGTGGAGGTCATAACTCGGGACGGAGCACGCGTGTTCTTGAAATACTCAAACGGCGGAATCACATGTTCCTGTGGACGGTAAAGGAGCCATTGGAAGTTATTGGGCTGGAGGCGTTCGCGGGCGAGCGGGACGTTGAACGAACCCACAAACGGCGTACGTGGTGGGGCGTCCTGGGCGTTGACAGGCGTTTGGAATGTCCAACGAGACTGGAGGACATGGGCATCATCGGGATTCCACGTGCTCATCCTTACTTACTTATAACCCGCTGACAAAATTTGATGCTGACGACCCCAGCTGGTTGAATGTATCGGTCAGAATACCCATCGGATTTGTTCCTGTTGTCCCGGTCGTGCTAGAAGAGGTGCTCGCAGACGGAGGAGCCTGGGTCACCGATCCCGCAGCCGCGGATGCTGCTGTCGTTGATGTTGATGTAGAAGACGATGGGGTTGTTGTCTGCGAAGTCGAGGGCTGTGTTGCCCCCGGAACTGGAGATGCCGTGGGGGTAGACGTCTGCGATGCCTCAATATTCCCCATCGGATTCTCCGACCACATTTTCTGGTTGAAAGGCTGGACAACGAAGGATGACAGATTCTTCTTGAGCATCTCGAGAATCTTATCGATCGCAGGATCTGTCGAAGGAATCGTACCAGAAGGCTTGGAGGGACGAATACCATAACAGTTGACTCCGAACTTCGTCTTGGGGTCAAAGTATCCCCCGTTCACTCCAGGGCGACCGCACTTGATACGATTCTGCGGATTCGTGTCCTTCTGCATCTTCTCCCATGTCGCCTTCTGGGTAGGGAACAGGGCAATTCCGCCTTCCGACCATCCGTACCCGCACCACTCTGCACCCGCATTGTACGCCTGCTCGACTTGGGCGTAGGACGCGATCTCGGCACCGTAAGCCTTGCACACCATTGATGCCTGATCGTATGTGAACTTATTGTCTGACACGTAGAACACTTCAGTGGGAATTGGAGCGGGAGCAGATGCTACTTTCTGACCTGCAAATGGGTCAACGTTATAAGTAACATCAAGTTCCCGAGGCTCTAGTTTGAACGTCACGAACCCGAAATAGTAAAGCACAAACGAGATGGCTGCGATCAAAATACTGAATGCCGTGAAGGCAACAAAGTCCGTAACTGCGAGCATCATCATGACAACGACGACAATAACTCCGGACACAAGTGTCAGGATTATCGGGAGGTCGGGTTGACTCATTAGTTTTCATATAGGAAATAAAGCAGGACTCGCATCGTACGATCGACAGGGAACTTCTTGGAATCCATCTCTCGCACGTTCGTATCGTCTAAGACATACCATGCGTGTCCTGGCGGAAGCTTACGTGCGTACGTCCACCAGTGCCCCCCGTTAAAACATACGACCGAAAACAGGAAGTACTTCTTTCCGTTGAGAACTAGGAGGCTAGAGTAATCGATAGGGGTCATAGACCATATCATCATGACTTTGGGAAAGGAACCAAATAACACTTGTTTGGTACATCCAACGTGAGAGCACTTATCGCACTTCCAGTCAGAGATCGTGTGGGGCTGTACATACTCGTGAATTGCGTCCAGAAGCGGGATCCCAGCCCTCGTTGGCATCAGGTGAATATCGATTGCCGACGTCTTCTCGAATTGCGTGGTCTTGCACCCTCCGCACTCAATGCGATCCCCAATATCGAAGCGGAATTCCTTGTCTAGCCACGGGAGCTTGTCGCACAGATGAACGATCAGTTCATGACTGTCCCCGATATTCTCTCCGGCAGGGAGATACGACGTCTTGATCACCTCAAAGAACTCACGCAGTCCCGCGGTTCCCTGGTTACGGTAGATGGATTCTACACACACATCTACAGGGTTTTCCTTATCCACATTCTCTTTGTCCGCATACCTTTCCATCAAGATCGGACACGAGAACAATCCTTGAAGTGCGGCGTTTACCCAGCAGCTTCCACGATGGTTGTGAAGTCCGAACATCCTCTATTTATATATTACCCAAACGCACTAAACGTGTTTAGAAAACCTGGAACGTCTTGTTCGGTATTATTGAACGGACGCATGATGTCGTATTGATCCTGAGCCCTGGAAAGAGCCGAGGCGGTGTCGCCCGGAACCTCTGACGACGGCATTGACCCAGCATGGACAGGGCAGCTCATGCTGTAGGTGGGGCACGTGCACGGAACTAGGGAGCTTTTGGGGACATTGTCATACGGTCCAAGTGCTTTGGCGGCACTGAAATTGGGACCCGGGATCGTTGCATTCTGTACCGGCTTCCAGTTCGGGTCTACGGTCGTTTGTCCCAAGAGGGATCCAACGGGGACAGCGGGGTTGTGCGGGGTATTCAGCATAGACGACTGGCGTCCCATAATATCCTGCTGCAGAAGGCTGATCAGGGTTCCAATCTGAGAATCTGCGGCAGGGGCTGGTGGTGCGGGGGCAGGTGCAGGGGCAGGTGCAGGGGCAGGAGGGGGAGGGGGAGGGGACATAGGAGGAGGAGCAGCTGGCGGAGGAACGCCTGCCGCTACCGCCGCAACAGCCGAAGGCGGAGCAGTCTGGTTGCAGAAGGAGAGATTGACTCCAGGTGTTCCGTAACACTCACCCACCTTATCTGTCTTCATCCCCCAGTCGCGTGCACCGTTTCCTATCCAAGTTCCTTTGAGCGTCGCACACTCGTTCTCGGTATACAAACGAACGTTCTGTCCCCCACTCTGCTTCACGCTTGTAATCCCCTCACCATTCGTCGGGCATCCGGGAGGATTGTCTAGTCCCTCACGTGCCGGCATCAAGAAGTACAGCACTCCTACTAGCACAACAATGAGTCCAATGAGTATATACTTCATTACTTACTATTACTATTACACATCAAATTATCACTGCCTCGGGTGAACGGAGCATCCCGCGGACTGCGAAGCACACGTGCACGCCACAAGGTTCTTGCGTAAGACGTTGGGTCCGGGTCCAAAGAGTCCCGTATCGGGTTCTACGGGCCTTAGATTTCCTAGGGGAGGGTTCGGGTATGTCTGAGCATCGAATACAGGGTTCGTTGGAACTGAAGCCATCTCTGTTGTCAATCCCCGGATTCCTTCCCACGGGCTTCCAGACGGGGGAATGATACCAGAATTGTACGTTCCGTTCATTCCGGAAATCGAGGGATCGGTCGTTCCGAGCGTAGACGTTACGCGAGGAGCAGCAGAGACAGGGGGTGGAAGCATGACCAGATTGGAGGAGGTTCCGACTCCCGTTACCGGTGCCGACGCCATATTGGACATGGGAGCTCCCAATGCTGCAACCTGGGGAGCTGTGCGGGAATAGGCAGTCGATGTATCCACTGACCGTACGCTTCCCGGCTGCACGATAGCGTCGGTTATCGGTCCTCCCATCCACGAAGGACGGGCAGGTGCATTCGGGGACACATCCGTGTACCGTCCTTGGGCATCCGTGAACCGTTCATGAGTGGGAATCAGAACAAAGGCAAATATCACTATGAGAAATATAGCTGTCCAACCCATCACTTCAGAGCGTATCATTTCTCTTTCTCTTACATGTATAAATGGTAAAATATCGCAAGACAAAGAAGGGTGGACGTAAGTCTCGTCGTAATTTACGTCGGAAGACCTACCGTCGTAAGTTCAAGGGTGGCTACTCACCCGTGGGACCCAACGGCGGCGATCAGGGTAAGGTTCCTGATTCGTACCCCAAGAACGATGCGGGTGCACTCCCCGACCCCATGCCTGCGGGAGGAGTACCTATCAGGAAATTGACTTATTGAGCCCCTGGTCAAGTGCACTCTGTGTACCCTCTGATCCTATCCAGAATGGTGACATTGCCGAATACTTAGCTTGCCCCTGCGGATCCGCTGGCTGAAACTCAAGAAACCCTGTGAACGGGGTTACTTCAGTTTTCAAGACACCGGGAATGAGTTTGAAAGAGATATCAGGACAGGGGTGTCCAGTCGCCGTCAGCTTCGCGAGATATTCTCGATACGCAGGAATCCCCTTGAATTGAAGGGGTTTTCCGTTCGTATCTTTTCCGACATAGAGTTCGCTATTGACAGGGTACAGATTTTGCGGACAGGACGACATGCGATATTATATTTTCAGGGGAGGGAATAATGCCGAAGAAAGCCAAGTCGTATACAAAACGTTCAGATCAGAAAGCTGTTCTTGCTGAAATGTCGCAATCGGTTCCAATGATCGTGAGAATACACAAGACTGGATGTCCTGCGTGCGAGAACTCAGAGGAACCCTGGCAAGACTTCTGCGACCGGTCTCCTCCAGGTATTCGTGTGATACAGGTGGAAGAGACAGCGATGCCTCCTCAGCTTATGCATGGTATAGAGGGGTTCCCCACGTATGCCGTACATAAAGACGGAAAGAGCTGGCATCATACAGGTGCACTCATGGATGCGGGTGCAATCGAAGATCTTATTGAAAGCCATCCGGCTTAACTGTTGAACCCTTCGCAATAACGTACGACTCCGAATCAAGTTTCTGGGAAACATTATCCTTGTTCAGAAACTTCTGGAATCCCTCCAGATCGTTCGGAATCGTGGTGGCTGCCTGCGATACCCACTGGCGAGCAGACTGCATCAAACCAAACTTGTTCGAGGTGTCCATGAACAAATCGCTGGTCTTGGAAAACGCTTCTTCGATACTCTGCTTCACTGCATCGCTTGTCACGTCTGGAGCCGGCGGGCGTTCAGGGTTATCCACATAATCGGTGAACAGCACGTTCATGAAAGGATTGGAAGGGGTGGGCGTCGCGTACCGAACACTGCCTCCGCCCGCGGAGAACGTTTCCTTAAGAATCTGGGTTCGGGGGAACATCTTGACAAGAAACACGGACGCGAGCATCACCAGGGGTATCAGAAGAAGATACCATGTCTTCTGAGTAATCACCGTGATGAGGACGGTCGAATAAA